TTCCGGCCCGTTCCCGCCCGTTCCATCTGCGGGCGGCTCTGTGCCTGCTCCGGCGGCTTCTGCGGCGTTGTGGGCTTCCAGCGCGTCGAGAATCGCCGTTTTTGTCATGCTGTCGTCAGCCGTCACGCCGTTTTCTGCGGCGATTTTCAGCAATTCGGCCTTTGTCATACTGGCCTTGAATTCTACTGCCATAGCTTTTGAACCTCACTTTCAACAATGGGAATGTCCCAAATTGTCATCATTTCCCCCAAGTAATAAGGGGCTGTGCTGTCCGGGTAAACGATCATTTCAAGCGGAAGTTTCAGCATATACCGTTCTGCAATTACGTTGTCTTTCAGAAGGGCAATCCGAATCCGGTTCAACAGATTCAGGACGCACGTTGCGCCCTCGCTTCCATCCTCCGAATACGTGGCCGCTACAATGCGCACCATACATTCACATTCCGCCTGCTGTCCCGGCTCTTGCGTGTCCGTGCTTTTGATGTACTGCAACAGCAGGTATGGAATTTGCTGTGTCTCTGCCGTCTTGTTTGGCAGGCGCATTTTGTAAACCTCCGCGGCCCGTTCCTTCTGCTCACCGCTCTTTCGGTCAACCCGGACAGGCAAAAGAATGTCCTTTGTCTCCCGCTTTACGAACGCTTCCAGCGCGTCCAAAAGGTCTAAAGGTGTCATTGCTTACCCTCCGTAGCCGTTCAGAATTCGGGTGATTTCGTGTTCAAGCCGCTTGTTTACAACTTCCTGCGCCTTTTCCTCCACCTGCTCCACAACGACGCTGTTTCCCGCCATCTGCGCGGCGGACGGTCCCATGAATTCGGTGATAGGCAGGCGGCTTGTCCCGTCCCTCTCAAACATTCCCGTGTGTCCGCTCTTCATTTTTGCAATGAAAGCGTGTGCAAACGGGGTCCGTCCGCTCTCATTCAGCACCGCCGCCGAAACGGTCGCGCGCTGAACGGGCAGGGTGGGGGACACGTTGAAACGGTAAAGCGGGATTTTGTACCCTGCGAACGAAACCGTCCCCACAACTCCGCCGTCGGTCTGCTGGGTCCGAACCTTGATTGTGCTTTCCGCCCGGACGTTCTGCCGGGAAATCGCATAGACGCTCGTTATTCCTTTCAGGGCTTCCGTCCGAACGGTGCTGTTCGCCCTGCGGATAACATTTGAAATTGCTTTTTCCGCGCCTTTCGGCACGCTGGAAAGAATCAGGTTCACCCGCTCGATCTGTTCCGCGGTTATTTGAATCATTCGGTCAACATCTCCAAATAAAGCACGACTTCCCCGGCCTCCGGGTGAACCTTTGTGATCTGGTAAATATGGTCCCCGATCTCCATATTCACCCCTTTTCGAGGAATTCGTTTCAGCAGGGAAAGAGGGGCGTAAACCACAAGATCGACAAGAACCAAGCCGTCTACGTGGTCCGTAGACGGCTTTTTCCGGTCTTGCGCGCCCCCGTCGTCAATGATGATAGGCCCCTTGTAGCGGATTCCGTCAATCCAGAACTCCACAACGTCGGCGTGTTCCCGGCTGTTGTGGAATACTGCCGTCAAGTCCCGCTCCACCTGATCTTTGAAGTTCATTACAGCACCTGCGCCACGTACCAGCTATTGACCTCATGGGGGACGGTAAGCGGCTTGCTGTTGATTTGCAGGAAGCGTCGGTCGGGGCGGCGCTCAACCCATGTCTGCGGCACCTTGTCGCCCTCCACGGTGACAAAGGCTTTGCCCTCTTCGGGAATCATGGTGATTGCGCCGTAGTAAATGGAGTAGTCCGCCTCTGTGGACATAAGGGCCAGCGTCTTTTCCGGGACAAGGGGCTTGTTCTCCGGGGCCTCCGGCTCCGTCCAGTCGTCCAAATACCATTCGTTGTACTGGTAGATGTCCAAGCCCAGCTTGTGAATTGTGCCGACGTAGGTTACGCCGTTGGGAAGCAGGCGGGGCCGGATAACCGCGAGATCATAGGCTTTTACGTCCAAAACCTCTTTGACCTTCGCATGGTTGACAAACGCCGTTGCAACGTCCTTCGCCATAATGCAGATATTGCAGTTCACGAAACCTTCCCGCTGTACGATTTCGTGCCAGCGTTCAATATCGGCCAGCGGGTCGCTCTGCGCGTTGTCCCACTTCTTTTCCGCCGTGACGATGGTTTCTTTGTTGGTGAAACTAAAGTCGATCACTTCGTTCACGCCCTCACCGACAATGGGAATCTGCCCGGTAAAGATCGCGGTTGCCGCCATCCACTCTTCCCGGCGCACGATCATTTCGTTCAGTTCCCGCAAATCCTCCGCCAGCTTCTCCACGGCGCGTTCTGCGGGCTTTCTCCCGCTGTACGGGTCCTCGCCCGCGGCCCGCTCTAACAGGTCGTCAACGGTGGTAATCTTGTTCGGGGCCAGCAGAACGGGAGTGTAGGTCTTTGTCTGATAGCCCGTGTTCAGAATGGTTTTTCCGCCCACCTTCGGGTGGACAAAGGGCGCGAGGGCGCGGGACCCCTTCTTGAAGTCCACGTCAACGCTCTTCGTGTTGAACGTCTGCCGGTTCTTGAAAAAGGTGTCGCGGAAAAACGTATGCACCGGGGGCATACGCCGGACCAGCTTCCCCAGCGTGCGGGGGGTGTAGATTGTTGTCTCGATAGCCATTGCGTTTCCTCTCCTTTACTTCAAAAAGATTCCGATATTGCGGAACGCCGTTGTCAGGGTGTCCACGGTTACGCTGTCCGGGAGATTGATTGCGTCCGCGAAAAATTCGCCCGTCAGGTACACCACGACTTCTTCCCCGGCGGCGGCATCGTCGGCGGCGATACCGTAAATCCCCGCGGTGGTGTTCTCATACTCCGTCTTTGCCGGGGTCGTGCTTCCGCTGTCCGCCGCGGACGCTTCCACCTTGACGACGGGTTCAACCTTCCCGTCGGTCAGCTTCACGGGGTCATATTTCTTGACGGTCTTTCCGCTGGCAACCTCTCGAACCGCAGTTGCAACGGGATAATCGCCCGCAAAGAAATTCACCGGGCTTGTCTGGTCGCTCTGAATCTGATACATGATTTCTTCCTCCTTACTTCGTTTCGGGGAACAGCTTGTCAATGGCCGCGTCTACGTCGTCCGCGCCATCGTCGCCGCCCATGCCCTCGCGCTGGCCTCCGGCTCCAACCTTGCCCGCGCCGCTCTTCACCGCGTCGTCGTCGCGGTCCTGAATGTACTTGCCGCCCTGCTTCTTCTGCTCCGCGACAATCGCCTTTGCCACGTCGCCCGCAGAAATGGGGTTCTTGAACTTCGCGTCGTTCACGATGGTTTCAAACCCCGCAAGGGCCACGTCCTCGATGTCCTGAATGCGCTTGCGCTCCGCGTCCACCGCCGCGTCCTCGATCTGCTTTGTCAGGTCCGGGAACGCCGCTTTCAGCCCATCCACGGTCTTGATGTCCTTGATTCCGTCCATACTTTCTTCGCTCCTTTTTGGTGTGTTTTGGGTGATGGTATTTGAAAAACCGCCGGGCGTGCGGGCCGTCAGGCGGTTTAACAACGATATGGTCATGTTTGGGTAGCGGTTCAGGTCCAGTGAAACGCTGTTCACGACAATCTTTGCCCCGTTTTCAACGGTGGTTTCCGCGTCCTCGAACATCAGCTTGTCGCAGAACCCGGCTTCGACGGCCTGTTTTCCGTCATACCACGTTTCCGCCGCCATGATAGAGGCGATTTCGTCGGCGGGCTTCCCGGTTTTCAGGGCATACCCGTTCACGATAGACTGCTTGATGACCTTGATTTCGTCGGTCAGCTTCACAAGGTCGGCTTCGTTGAAATAGCCCAAAAGCCCCATTGACGGGTCATGCACCATGAAAACGCCGTTCCCCGGAATCTCGATCACGTCGCCTGCCATAGCGACGATAGTTGCCGCAGACGCGGCCCACCCGTCGATTTTTACGGTGATCTTCGCCGCGTTGTCTTTCAGGCGGGTATAAATGGCATTTGCGGCGAACACGTCGCCGCCGCCGCTGTTGATTCTTACGACGATTTCCGGAACGGCTCCCAGCGCGTCCAATTCCTCCGTAAACTGCCGGGGCGTTACTTCATCCCCCCACCACGTTTCAGAGGCAATGTCGCCGTATAGAATCAGTTCCGGGGCGGCGTTTTCCTCCGCCGCGGCCCGGAACGTCCAGAAGTGTTTATTTTTCGGCTGGGCCTGCGGCCTGCTGTCCTGTTTCTGTCCCACTTTCTTTTACCTCCCGTAGCATTTTTTCTTCCCGCTTTAGCTGTGCGGCATTCCGGTAGAAGTCAGAACCGTTCATTTCCATTGCCTCGCGGTCGCGGGTGGAGAATCCGTTTTGAACCCGCTTTTCCGCCGCGGTGACTTCCTGCACCGGGTTCAAAAGCCCTTGCGCTGGCCCGTTCCATTCCGCGCCCGTGTACGCCTTGCGAATCATCGGGTCAGAAAAAAAGCCGGGCGCTGGGATTCTTCCCTTTGCCACAGCTTCCGCGAACCACTCTTCATAAATCGGCTGGCAAAAGTCGTTTGCAAGCCATGTCCGGTACATTCTGAACATTTTCCACGCCTCCAACAGCGCCCCGCGGGACGCGCTGTACGACGCGTTGAAGTTCTTTACCAGAAGTTCATAGGGGATTTCAAGGGCCGCGCCGATTTGTCGGCAAATGGAAACCACGAACCCGTCAAAGGCCGTGTTCGGTCTGCCGGGGTTCATGTCGTGGGCCTTTTCCCCTTCGTCCAAATCCACGATAGCGCCGGGCGCAAGTTCAATCGTGCTGTCGTCGCCCGCGTCCACCTGCGCTTCCTCCGGTATGATTTCACCAAATCCGCCGTCGCTGGACGTGGATTCCTTTTCGATGAATACCGTGAACATACCGGAAACCACAGCGGCCACAAGTTCCGCGTCCGTGTAGCGGCCTAATTGTTTCAGCGCCTCGATCACCGGGGCAAGGAACGGCACGCCGCGGCGCTGGCCGATTCGCTCCCGGTTCATAATGTGAAGTACGTTCCGCCGCCCGGTCTTTTCTCCCCACGCTTCAACCCGCGTCCATCCGGTTTCCGTGAATTCGTAGGAAAGAGGGTGGTGCTTGCTGATATGGTATGCGACGACTTCGCCCGCGTCGTTGGTTTCCACGCCGCCGATAATATGCGGGTCAACTATCCCGTTCGGGTTACTCAACCTGTCCGCTTCAATCAGGCAGATTCGGAGGTCGTAGGGGCAATTCGCCCGCTTTGTGACTGGCAACGTTGCGATCACGTCGCCGCTCATTAGCCAATTCAGAAACGCCAGTTGTTGCAGTTCATAGAAGTTGTCCAGCCGTTCGAGGTCGCACGCCGTAGAATCCGCCCACAAGGAAAATTCCCGCTCGATCTTTCGTTCAAGGTCCCGCGCGTCCTCTTCCTCGATTCCCAAAACCTCATAATCAAGTTGACTTTTCAGGCGGAGGCCGGACCCGACAACGTTTGTCCGGCACGTTTTCAGCGCGCCCGTTGCCAGCGGAACGCCCATATAGAGATCGCGGCAACGTTGCCGGAGGACGGAAAGGTTGTCTTGTATGTCCTCTTTCGCGGACCCGCCGCCGTACAGCCATCCTAAAAGCGATTTTTTGGTTTGCGACGCTCCGTAATTGCTGTACCCGCTGTCCAGTATTTCCAGCTTCCGCCGGGCCGCGGCACGCTTTACCGCTCTTTGCGGTGACACCGCGGCAATCGCCCGGTCAAACAGGTTCATTTTGCTTCACGCCTCCTTCTCACAGGTCCCGCGGCACCGCCCGAACAACGCGGTTCCGCCCGCCGTGGCGCTCGATAGTTTCCAGCCGGGCAACTTCATTGTTCCAAAATTCGATTTGCTGTCTGATCTCTCCAAGGTTCGCTTTTGTCAGGCTCCGCGAACCGATGGTGTAACTCTGGTGTGTCGTGACCTCCAATTCCGCTTCCAGCCAAGCGGACAGGTGCTTTCGCGCAATTTCAAGACTGATTCCAGCCATTTATAAAATCCCTCCCGTGGACCGTCTGCCGCGCCGCTTCTGCGGCACCGGGGCGGCTTCCCGCTCCGGCTTCTTCAATACCGGGTTTGCGATCTCCAGCGCAACGGTCGCATAATTCCGAATGTCAAGCGGCTCATTCCGCTTGTAGCCCCCGTCTTTCAGGGTCCAGACATATTGTGCCTTGCCTTTCTTGTAGGTGATGACCATTTTTTCAGCGGTCAGGCCGCGGAAATACTCTTGCGTGTACCCCCGGTCCTTTTCCCGCGGGAAATGACAATAATTCGGCCCCTCTTCCTGCACCGCTAACCGCTGATACAATAGCGCCTTGCCAGTATCAACGCCCACGGTGAAAAGGGGGGCTTTGATATTATTTGCCGTTGACGGCCTGTTGAAATACGGCACTTCCGCGCCGCCCTTGCCCTTGATTGCGAACACGCGCCGGGCGGTCCGCTCTTTGCAGAATCGGTAAACCTGCGTCGTGAAGTGTCCGCCGGAATCCACGCAGGCGCAAATGATTTTCAGCCGCCGCCCGTCCGCCGTCGTGAACGTCTGTGAAAGAAAACGGTCCAGTTCGTCCCATACGGGTTTCAGCTTCAAATCTCCGTAGATCGCTTGATACTTGATCCCCCAGCTTTCTTTATCACCCCCCCAGCCGACAACCTCCACTTCAAAGCGGTCGTCCTGAACGTCAACGCCTGCCGTCAGCACAAGAACTTCTTCCGGCACTTCGCAATTATATTTTTCGCGGCGCTTGTAGAGGTCGTCCGTTTCGATCTGTTCGCCCTCTTCCTCCCACGTTTCGCCCATTTCGGTATTTGTCCACGCTTTCAGAAGTTCGATATTGCCTTTTTTCTTCTCTTCGTTCGCGGTCAGGAATTTTTCAACGATTTCCCGCCACTCCACAAAGAGGGAGGCAAGGGCGTTCAGGTGAAACCCCCGGACCTTCCTTTCCGGGTGGGCCGCAACAAATTTCCCCTTCCCGAATTGCTCCTTCCACTCCGTTTCGCTGGAAACCACGCCGCACGCCGGGCAAACGCACCCGATGTCGTCCAGCTTGTCTTTGTCAAATATGATATTCGCCCACAAAAGGGGGGTGTATGCCCCGCACGCCGGGCAAGGTACGTTCCATTCCTCTTGTGTGCTGTGTTCGTACTCAACCGCAATCCGCGACGTTTCCTTGATGGTCGGCGTACTGACGCAGACTTCCTTCTTGTTCCAGAAGGTCGCAAGCCGCTTCCCGGCCAGCAAGAGAGGGTCGCCCTCATTTCCAGCCGTGGCCGGGTAGCGGTCTATTTCGTCCGCAAGCAGAATCCGAATTGGGCGGGAGGCAAGGGAGGAAGGGGAATTTGCCCCAACCATTGTGACGTGTCCGCCGGGGAATATCTTTTGCAAGATGGTGTTTCCGCTGTTTCGGCTCTTGTCGTTCACCTTATCCCGTAGAACGGGCGTGTCCCGCAACATGGGCGTTAGACGGTCCTTGCTGAACGTCTCCGCCATTTGAATGGTCGGTTGCATGACCATAATGGGCGACGGGTCGTAGTGCATATAGTAGCCTATTGGGTTCAAAATCAGCGCGTCGGTTTTCCCGATCTGCGCCGCCGACATGATGACTACTTTTTGAACCCTCATATCGCAAACCGCGTCCATGATCTCGCGTTGGTATGGGGCTTTTGACGTGCGCCAGCGCCCCGGCTCCGCCGACGATTCAGAGGAAAGGCGGCGGTATTCGTCCGCCCATTGTGAAATTGTCATGTCCGGGGGAGGGGCCAGCACTGAAAAAATCCGGGTGAACAGGTCAACCGTCGCTTTTTTCATTGTCTGTCACCCTTTCCCCGAATGTTGATTTGAAGTCGGAAAGTTCCATCAAGGCTTCGTCTATATGCTCTTTCAGCAGGGCAAATATTTCTGCCTTGTCCGTCTTTTTGCAGAGGACCGGGGCCAGCTTTGAAGGAATCGCCATCAGCCGGGATTTGAAGTTCACCAGCATATCGGTCATAACAGCTTCGATGTCCTCCGCCGAATGCAGGGTTCTTTCCTTCAACTGCAATTCGTATTCCTCATTTTTCCGCTTCGCACGGACCAGCTTTGCCCGCTCCGTGTTGTAATCTATCGTTTCTTCGCTCTCCGGGTTCCGTTTTCGGAGGTAGTTTATATAGCGGTGGTTTGTTTCGATCAAGTCGTACAGGCCGGGGCGCGCCTCTGCGATCACCTTTTCGTCGCGCAACTGCCGCACACGCCGTTCGGACACGTCCAAAAACCGCGCAACCGCTTTCGCGTCGTAAAGTTTCACCTTTTTTCACCCCTCCCGCGCTTTTTTGACGCACCCCCTATAAAAAATCCGGGCCGGGCCGGAAGCGTTCAAAAAAAATTCGTGGCTAAAAAAACGCCGGGCCTCGCCGGACCCGCAGGCGTGAATTTCCGCCAGAAGGACCCGCGGTTTAGATTTCCAATTCGTCCGGCTCTTCCGCTTCGTCGTTGATCTCTCCCGTGTCAGGGTCGATGTCATAAGCCCCCGAAAGTTTCTGCTTTGCAAGATTATATTTCCGCTCTTCGAGCCGAACCCGGCGGCTCTCCATCTCATAGCCCTTGATCGAATCCAATAGTTTAATGATTCGCCCGTGTATCTTGTTTAGTTCGGCTTCCAGTTTCATAACACGGTCGAACACGCTTGCTTTTATAACGGTCTGCATTGTCACGTTGTATCCCTCGCGTTCAAGTTCGCGTTCCTTGTCGCCCGTGGTGTCCTGCAAGGCGGCAATCTCACGTTGTAGGCGTTCCAGCTTCTTTTCCTGCTGTCTGGTCGGCTTCTTTCCCTCTGTCCCATCCATATCCCAAAGCAGGGTATCTTCTTCCCGTTGCAGGGCTTCCAGCTTCTCCCGCTGTTGTTCTAACCGCGCTGTTCCTTTTGGGGTGCGCATTTCAACAACACGGTCAATATACAGCGCGTCCGGGTCGCCCTTTTCAAGCGCCGTGATTTTATTTTGCAGGTCGGCTTCCTTTGCAATAAGCAACTGCAATTCTGCAAGCATATTTGTTTCAGTGTCCAGCGTGATTCCCTCGATGTATTCCCGCTGTTTAGGCGGGAGATCGCAAAGCCGAACCGTCGAATATGCCCCGTGTGTTTCAGCATTCTTGTTCCCGATAGGCGCGCCAGCGCCCGCGGCGTTCTTGTTCCCCGGCTGGCCCCCTCGCTTCCTTTTCGGCTTCTGCGCTTCAATGGCCGCTTGCCAACCATCAAGGCTTTTCCATTTCCGCACCTGTTCGGGCTTCGCGCCCACCTTTTCGGCAATCTGCCGGGCGGTCATGGTCCCGCCGGATTCAAGCCATACCCGGCGCGCTTCGTCCCGCTCCGGGCTTCTTTCGCGTGCCATGCGCCGCGGCCTCCTTCGTTTGTTTTTCATTTTTCGCTTCCCGGCTCCCCGCGGAAGCGCGTAAAAAACGGGCCATGTTCAAAACATGGTCCGTTTTCCTTCGTCCGGGCGGTTTGCCGCCGCACCCCTCCCGAATCGTTGTGTTCATTTTCCACAATACCAATTTTACCACGAAAAACGGGCAATGGGTGGCAATCTTATTTTTCCGGGAAGCGGTAACGTGAAATGGTCTTATTCACCGCAAAACGCTTCGCCAGACGGTCCAGCGCAACGGCCCGAATATTCCGACATTGCCGCGGGCTATAATTGACACGCGCCGACAGGCGTTCCCATTGTTCGCCGTTTATGTAGAACCCCAAAACCAGCGCCTTTTCCGTATAGTTCAGGCACTTCAATTCTTCTGCGATCTCCGCTTTCACGCGTTCGGTTTCCTCATTTTCCCGGCGTAGTCGGTCAATGGTCCTTGTAACCGAACCGGGTATATTCAGCACAACGCGTTCAACCGGGTTTGAAGTCCTCCCTTTTCCGTGCGGCATACCGTCGGAATTGACAGCGCCCAGCGTGGAATAATACTGATCTTCGAGGTTCTTTATAACCCGCTCGTTCATTTTGATCGCTTTGTCTGCGTCCCGGTAATAATGCAGAATCACAATAACTTTTTCCCTGTTCACGTTCGCTTCCTCCGCTTTGCTGTCAGGGCGGCTTGTATATTCGGCGGTAAATGCGTTCATTTTCCACCCTCCGAATTTCCGCCCGGTATTTCTGTTCGATAACCCTTGCCCGCGCCCGGTTCTGCTTTCTCTGCCGGGCGCGCGGCTCTTCCACGATGTCAAGCACGCCGCTTTCTTCTATCTGCTCCCACGCGTCGGAAAGAATGTTGAACGCTTCCGCAACTACGCCGAACGCCATTGCAAGCACTTCCGCGGCCTGCCGCAAGGTTTCCGCCAGCTTTTCCGTTTTTATCCCCGCGGCCCTTAAAACCCGCGCGGCGGCGTTTGCCTGCTCCGTGGTGATCTCGTATTCAAGTTCCATCGGCGCGCCCTCATTCTTCGTCCGGGTAGCAGATGTATTCCACCGAACACAAGATTTTCAGCGTCTTTCCGCAATGGGGGCAACGCACAGGGCCGACGGCCTGTGTGCCGAATGTGTTGTAACGGGTGGCCTGTCCCGCGTCGAAAGATTCCCCGCAAAAAGGGCAAATGCCACGCCCAACGCACCGCGTTTCTTTCGGTGCTTGTCTTTCCGCCTCTGCTGGCCTACGCGCGGCCTCTGTCGGTTCTTCCTGTTCTTCCGGGTTATCTTCCCCGGCGTGCGTGTCCGGCGTGTCCTGCGCGCTCTGCTGGCCGTCTCCGGGCATTTCTGCTTCCGTCTGGTTGTCCCATTCAATTTCCGGCGGCTTCACCGTGGACGGTATGCAATGCGCCGGGGGCGGTGGTGTCTGCTCCCGCTCCCGGAAGGGTTCGGCGGGCGGGGTGTTTTTCTCTTCGCCCTGCGGCGGGGGAGGGGGCGGGGCCGTTTGTGGCTTCCGCTCTCTTGCGGCCTTTATGGAGATTTCCCCGCTTCTCTGGTAGTCATCGAATGCGGCGTTCTGTTCCTCTTCCGGCAATCCTGCCAGTTCATAGGCGGTCGAAAGGTTTATGCGGTCCTCTTTCAATTCCTCTTTGAACTCCGGGGACAAGTGGCGAATGATGGTGTCATATCTTCCGATCTGCGCCGGGCTTGTGTGAAGCACTTTTGCGATAAAATCGCGGGTCCCGTCTGCCTGAACCCTGCTGTCTCCGAACACGGTTGCGACAATCCTTTGCAGGACGGCCACGAACCGCGGGCGGGTCTTTGCCTTTTCCAGCACGTCCCGCAAGTAGCGCACTTCCTCGATCTTGTCCCACGCCGTTTTCTCCCGCTGGGAGTTGGTGACAATCAGGTTCAGGCCGTCCCGGATTTCCTGATCTTCCGCCGCCTCTTCGTTTGGCTCCACAGAACATGTGACGAATTCATATTGCGGCTTTCCATCTTCCACAAGGGACAGCGACGCGAGGCGTCGGCGGTGTCCGGCAATGACTTTGTATTTCCCGTTTTCGAGCGGGACGACGGTTAGATTTTGCAGGACCTTCCCGGCGATCTCGATTGCCGCTTTCAGTTCTTCAATCTCCCGCATGGAATAGAAGTTATCTTCTGACGGCACAAGGTCAAAGACGCTGATTTTCTTAATCTCGCTTTCAGCAGGGCGGGGCGTGGTGTTTCCGCCGCCCTCCGCCGCCTGCCGTGAAGCGTCGTTCAAAATCTGGTTCAAATTAAATCTTCCCATAATGTGCGCCCCTTTCTGTCCGAATCGGACGGTTTTATTCCTTCCCGCGGTTCAGGTATTCCCTCACGAATGCGATATAGTCCATAGCTGTTCCGCTCCGGCGGCTATATTCTGCAATCGGCATTTCCGAAAAGGTGCTTTCGGTGACTTTCTCTGAATACCGAATGCGGGTGTCAAATACGGGGTATTCCGGGCGGCTCCGCAACCACGCTTCGCCCTGCTTCTCTGCGTCTGCCCTGATAAAGCAGGTAATCAGGCACCCGGCCAGCCGCAAACGCGGGTTCAGGTCGTCCCGCGTGTCCTCGATCTGCTCTTTCAGTTCTGCCAGCCCGTCGAAAGCGTACTTGTCAATTTTGATCGGAATAATCACGTCGTCAGAGGCGACAAGGGCGTTTATTGTGGAAATGTTGATGTCAGGTGCATTGTCGATAATGCAGAAGTCATATTGCCCCGCTACGGGGTCCAGCGCGGCCCGCAGGCGCGTTTGCTGGGGCCGGGTGGTGTCCATCATAACTTCCATGTTGGCGCGAATCAGCGTCATGTTAGCGGGCAATACGTCGATATTCTCGAACCGGGTCTTTTTGATGACCTCCCGAACGTCCATCCGCCGGGCGGTCAGAACGTCGGAAAGGCTCTTTTCATCGTAGGAATGGACTCCGAACGCCTTTGACGTGTTGCCCTGCTTATCGTTATCCACAAGCAAAACCCGCTTTTTGTGGAAAACCGCGAGGACGTGGGCCATGTTGTCGGCGGTCAGCGTCTTTGCCACGCCGCCTTTTAGGTTGATGATTGATATAGTTTTCACCGTTCAAACCTCCTTGCTGAATTTGCCCCGCTCCGGCGGGTGGTTATTTCTTTTTCTTCTTCCGCGGCGGCGCTTCCAGCCGCACCAGCGGGCCGCGCCCGTCCAGTTCATACAGGAATACGGCTTCCCCGGTCTGCGCGCTGTACTGGCACACAATGTCGGTGATCGTGCGGACCGCCGCCGGGAATTTGAACGCCAGTTCCGGCGGGTGTATTTCCCGGCCCGTCACGATCTTGTCGCCTATCTCATAGGGGCAAGAGGCGGAAATTTTTATGGTCGTCATGTGGTCGCCTACTTTCTGTTCGGTCCGGCGCGGCGTTACACGAACCGCCGCCTAATAAAGTTCACGAATTCCGGCGGAAGCTGGCCGCTTTCATCCTCAAAAATCATTTTCACGCCTCTGCTTTGTTCCGGCTCTTCCCGGCGTTTGTGCCGCTGGGCCGCTACGATGTGAACCAACTTCCCGCTGTCGTCCAGTTCATACAGGAATGTAACGGTCCCGTTCTTCACGCTGTGTTCGCACACAATGTCTGTGATCGTGTGGACCTCTTCGACAACTGCCGCAGGGTCAAGTCTGAACGCCTCTGCCTCTCCCGGCGTTGCCCTCCGTCTGCTCTTGATTTTGTCCCCGATCTCGAAAGGACACGTTGCGTTGAATGCTGTGAATTTCATTATTCGGCCTCCGTTCTTTATAGTGCTTTTTGCAAGCGGGCGTTCTCTGCGAATAGGTCCACCGCCCCGGCTTAATCGCACACGTTCCCGCCGCCGACGGGTAATCCCCGTTTTTTCCTCGAACGAAATGTTCGCACCCTCCGCACGTCCCGCGGTCTGCTCTGATTTCGTGCGGATAGTTCCCGCGCATGGTGTCAGCCCTCTTCTTTCTCTCCGGGGAAGTCGATAATTTCCCCGGTGCTTTCGTCCACGTTGATTCTGCATTGCGTTTCGTCCACGGGGTCCGCCGCGGGGCGGGCCATCTTCTGAACTTCCAGCGCCCGGCGGCATTGCTGGGCCAGTTCTGAAAGCTGATACACGAACTTATCGTTGATGACGCTATAAGGCATGATGACCGCCGCGAGGAAAAACCCGGTCTTTGCTACGATGTACGGCGTTCCTTGCGGGGTTGCCCGCTCGTACAACTGGACCATTTCTATAACATCTTCCAGCGGTGAAAGGTATTTGTTCTGAATGAACGAAATCCCGTTTCTTGTCTGTAACGGCTTCAAAATCCCGCCGTCGTACACTACGGAAAGGCCGTCGTCCGAAAGGCGGCGTTCTGTCGGGTCCACGTCGTCAAGGTTGATTCCCTCCGGCGCTGGCCCGTGGCGGAATATGATTTTCTCTTGCTGTTTGGCCGAAATATCGAACATGGAATAAATATTTTCTTCGTCCATGTACGGAAGTCCGGTGATCGGGTAAATCGCGTACCCGTCGCCCAGCCATTGCGAAACCACGTCGTCCCGCTCCGCGCGGTCATAAAGACAGAACATCTTTGTTTTTCCGCACAAGGAAGCTACTTTCTTAAGCTTCACGGGGTTTCACCGCCTTTTCTTGCCCGCTTGCACCTATCTTCTTTCCGGCACGTAAAACAGCGAGAATGTGGCCCGCGGCGATCACCTATTCTGCATTCTATCCGTTTCCCCGTCTTTTCCCCGTGCCTGCATTTTTCGCACTTCCCGAAATCCGGGCAGCTCTTGTCGCACATTTTCGCCGCCTCACTTTCTGCGCCGCTTCCGGCGCTTCTTCTGTTCTGGTTCTCGCGGCTCCGGCGGGTTGGTCCATTCCGGCGGCACGATCTCTTCGCACAACACTTCCAGTTCTTCCACGTCCTCCGGTCGGAAGCATAGGACCCCGGCGGGGTCATAGGTCCCCGCGGCCCAGTCCGCCTTGAATTTTTCGAGGTCCTTTTTATATCGCGGGTATGGGTGGACCTGTTCGGAATAATAAATTCCCATCATCATTCTTTCGTCGTCCGCCGGGTCCCAGTTATGCAGGTGGTAGGAATCGTGGTTGTCATAGGCCCACATGGAAAGCAGAACAACCAGCCCGTCGAACGCTTCGTCCGCCCGCTGTATGTCCTCAAAATCCCGGTAAGTCATTCCTTGCCCGGTATACCTCTCCCGGATTTCCTGAATGGTCTTGCCTCCCGTATGGAGGCGGCACCGAACAACTTTCGGTTGATAGTTCATGTATTTTCACCTTCGCTTTCCGGCCCATCGGTTAGAAATTCAATGGTCGCCGCTTTCATGGGGCGCGCCGGGCGGAAGATCGTCTTTGTCCCGAAATAGCAAATATTTTCGGCTCTGTTCCACTCCGCCGGGCCGTTATAAATCACGGTTCCGATGGATTGCCCGTTTTGCCGGACGCAGTATGTCCCGTATTCGTCTATTTCCGAATAGGCCGTTGGAAGCAGTGGGAGAACGTCAAGCGGTATGTCTCCCAGCAAAATTTCCTTTTTCGCCGGTTCTATCGCAATTTCTCCGTTCCGGTCCATTTCCAGCAGGAACGCCCCGGCTTGCCTTGTCAGTTCTTGCGGCGGTGGGAAACTGCTTCCGGGCGTTTTGTGGTTCAGAAAGTTTAACGCCAGCTTATAGGTCGCCTTTTTGATTCTCCGCCTGCACGCCTCTTCTTCGTCCCAATTCCACCAACCCTGTTTCCCACGGGCCGGGAACGGTTCGTCGAACATGACCGGGTTTTCAAGAACCCACGCGAACCGCCCCGGCGAATAGTCGCCCAAAAGCCGCTCCCGGTCATCCAGACTGTCCACAAGGTTTTCAACAGGTACGCAATCGACGATTTCCACGGTCCCGACCACCGCGCCGTAATGAAGTTCCATTGATTCCGGTAATACCGAATCAAGCGCAACGCTGATATAGTCCGGCCCTCCGATTGCCGCATGGACCGCCACGCGGCCCCGAATGCTGGTCCGCCGCGGGCGGGTTTCGTAATGCTTCAACCCCGCCGCGATTGCGAACGCGTATGGTTGGTATACGGTAAAGGCTTTCATTCTGCGTCCTCCTTGAATCCCGACAGCGTTTTGAACCGCTCCGCCTCCTTGAACGCGGCTTTAATGTCCCGGTTTCCCGCTCCTTCGACTTCCACGCGCACGATGTCGCCCGCGCGGTGTACGGTGATTTTCCGGGGTTGCCGAATGGCCTTGATAATCCCAGCCACAGCTTCGCCCGCCGCGGCAACCAGAACCACGGCCCCCAGCCAAACCCAAAAGGACGAAAAGATAAACCGCAAAACCTCCATTGCTATTTCCTCCGTTCCAGCCTGTCGGCTATGTTCAAAATTCCGGTCATTGCTTCACGAATGTTCGTGTCGGTGTTCGCCGTGATCGACAGTACCCGCGCAATGTCCCGCAGTTCCTCCGCCGCGGCCACGGCCTCCGCCGCCGCGCCGGATTCCTTCATGCACTCCGGGCAAAGTTGCAAGCCCTCCGCGGTCGTCTCTCCGCACCGCTCACACTTTCGGAGTTTCACCGCCTGCACCCCCTTACACGGGGTAGCCGAAAACAAAGAATGTCCCGGTCAATATCGCGCCCAGCAAGAACCCCAGCCACGCGATCATAAGCACCGCAAGGACGTTTTCGGCCCATCCCGCTACACGCAAGGCCCATCTTGCCGCCGCCAGCGGCCCACGGCGGCGCTGTGCGGCCCGTTTCGCTTCCGGGTTATCCCGGTTCAGGTCGTATGTATTCGCCTTTTCAGCCACCGCCAGTTTCGGTGTGAAGTGCTTCCGCACCGTGAAGATCACCCAAAAGGCAAGGACGATCACGCTTCCCGCTGTCATTGCACTTCCTCCCGTTCTCTGGCCCATGTGCATTCCGCGCAACCTTCCAATTCTCCCGTGTCCAGCGGGCAAGGCTCCATTTCGGCCCACTCCGGCTTCCCGCAATCATATTTCATCGGTCGTTCTCCTTTCCTCCGGTATGCCCGCGCAAGGCAAGCATTTTTTCACGAACCAGCTTGTCAACCACTCTTCCCGGCGTTTTTAACCCGCTCATGGTAACAAGGCGGTCAAGGTTGTATGCTGTCTGCGGCGTGACGCGGACCGTCACTTTCTGCCGGTGCTGTTTCCCTTTTTTCATTTCCGGTTTCCCTCCATTTCTCCATATTGCAGTCCGCCCCGCGAATCCACCGCCCTTCGATCTGGTGGGTGTAGTCCAGAAACAGGACCGCACCATTGAACCGGATTCGGAATGATTCAAGGTCCGCCGCGGTTACGTACTTTCTTCCGAAACATTGCTTCATGTCCCGCCAAATGAACCACGGAACGAAAAAGAAGTCATTTCCGATTCCGGCGCACACAGCGGCAAGCGCGCCCCGCCGGGAATGGTGTTCCAGCGCGTCTTGCTGGGGCTTCGTTAAGACTTCCTGTTTCATGCGGTCCCCGGTGGTGTACTTCGCTTCAAAGACGATGGAACGCCCACCGTCCAGCGTCCCTTGAAAGTCCGGTTGCGCTCTGGCCGTGAATCGCCCCTTGAAAATCCCGTCCCGGCTCTTTTCAAGGACCCGGAACGGCTCCGGGGTCTTGTCCACGTCCGCCCGGCCCCGCTCCGAATACAGGGCGCACGCGGCTTTTATGGCCCGCTCGAAAAACTGCCCCTGCGCGTTGTTTACCTTGTTCCGGTATTGCTGGGCGGCGCGCCTCTGGTCAATCTGCATGGGTTATCCCTCCAATTCCTCCCGCTGGTCGTGGTCTGGACAGGGGAACGGCTCTGTCCGGTAGCACTCTTCGCAACATTCGTCGCACACAGCTTCCCCGCGGCGGCGGTAGTATTCGCAAGGCCGGACCCGCTCGACAGGTTTTCCGCATATTGCGCAATTCACCGTTCCACCCCGCTTTCCAGCGCGGCCCGCCGGGTGTGGTGGTCCATTCCCATCATCAGGGCTTCAAGTTTCAGGGCTTCTTCCCGGCTGATTTCCCGCGGCGGCGGCAATTCGTCCCGTTCTTTTCCCTCCGGTGGGAAAATCCCGTTTTTTATCAGGAATGCAGAAAAGAACCTGTCCATTTCCTCTTCCAGTGCCTCGCGGAAAAAATCATAGTCGAATTGAATTTCCAGCCGTTCCGCCGCGGTGCATTCAATCCCGACTTTCTTTCGCTTTCGCCCCGTGTATTTCCCCACGCAACCATAAGCCGCGCGCCCGGTCACGGAATAGATCACCTGCGAAAGCAACTTCCGTTCAATGGGTGTTGTGTACCTGAACCACTCCATTTCCCGGCGTTCTTCTGCCAGTTCCGCTTCCGTGATTCCGTATTGCTTCATCAGGCGGTCAAGGGTTGCCGCGGCGGATTCCTGTTCCCCAGCAACGCCCCGTTCGGCCAATGCCTGAACGCGCCGGATTTTCTGCAAAATCCGTTCCCGCTCCGCCGTCATCCCTGCTCCCTCGCTTTCTCCGCTTCTGTCGCCATCATGTCGGCGGTATGCAGGGCCAGCACAAGCGGGGTCCGCTCCATTGCCGCCGAAAGGGAATAGCTTCCGCCGCGGGCCGCGTCGTCATACGCTCCCATGTGCCAGCGAATCGCAAGGGCTTCCGGCTCCGCCAGTTTCATAAATCGCTGAATCAGGAAAACAGATTTTTCCCCGTGGCCGAAAGGGAAGTGGTCTTTCACGGTGTAGCTTCCGTCCGCCCGCTGGTGGTAGAAGTCCACCTTGCAGAGATCGTGAAGCAGGGCGCATATTGCGCGGGTTTCCATCGAGTAGTCCCGCACATACGGCCCGTCAATCAGGGCGAAATAAACGTTCAAGCTGTGATCGACAAGCCCGCCGGGGTAGGCTCCGTGAAATCTGGTGCTTGCCGGGGCGGTGAAAAAGTCTGTGCTTTCCAGCCATGCCAGCAGTTCCGGCGCGCCCGTCCGGGTAATCTGTGTTTGGTAAATCTCTTTGAACCGCTCTTCGTTTGTCATGTGTGCAACCTCCGTTCCTTGTGCCGCTCCAAGTATTCGCCCCAGCTTTCTTTCAGGTATGACCGCCCGTAAATAAACCGCTGGGCGAATTCCTTTTGAAGCGCGTTTGGTATGATTCCTTTCCGCTCGTTCCGCTCCGGCTGTGCGTATATGCTGATACCCTTTAGGCGTTTCAGCCGCTCCACCCGGTAGGCCGCGTTCTCCACGTCCTCCGTGACAAGCAGGTAAATAAAAAGGTGATACGGCTTCTTCCCGTGGTTCCCCAGCAGTTCCGCCGCCCGCTCGATTGCCTCAATCTGCGGTATCTGGTCGCACGAAAAGCGAATGAACCGAATCCACGTCAGCCGCGCCAGTATACCCGCTATGCGGTCATCGACCAACCGCGCGTCCATGCCTTGATTTAGGTCTATCGCGTACCCGCTCCCGATCATGCTTTCAAGCTGGGAAATTCCGTATTCGGAAGCAAGAATGTTGTTGTCCATCAGAACAAGTTTGTTCGTGTCCGGGCGCACAACCTGTTTCCATTCCCTGTACGGCTTTATTCCGCCCTCTTTTTCCGGGACCACGCACCACGGGCAATGATTCGGGCAACCGCGGGTCAAATACCCTATTGCGTAGTCGCATTCCGGGTAAATGCTGTAATCAGGAAAGGCCGCGTCGATCTCCGGCGGCAACTGCTGGTTTAGCGGTATATCGTCATATCCGGTCCCGCCGCGTATTGTGTCCGGCGGCAAGTACAGGTTTTCCGGCGTGAAGTCAAAGACTTTGCTTGAATACACCCGGTCATACTGGCACATAGGGGACCACCATTCGACGGAATCCCCGTTGGCTTTGTGGTAGGCCGAAATCTTCATCAAGGCATAGTTCGGAAAGGTCTTGTGCCTCATGTACTCCTGTTCCGCGTCGTGAAGTCCTATCCGCATAGCGCACCCCGCTTCACAGCTCCACAATTCCGCCGATATTGTCCACGTCGGCCCGCGTGACGCTCCGGCGCTTCAATATTCCGGCGATCACGTCCCCGTAACGCTCCCAGCGTGCGGACACAAGGGCGAAATACCGCAATTCCGGGTTTGCCCGCGCCCGAATCTGCAAGCATTGCATAACGTGGTCGTCAATCTCCATTTTCAGAGGATAGACGGCGATCTTTCCCGTTTCCTTGTTCACTTCCCGGCAAACCACCATTAGGTGCATTCTCTGTAATGGCTTTTCCGGCTCCGCCGCCGGGCGCGGGTCCCGCTCCTTCTGCGCGCAATCGCAAGGTTCGCCCGCGTCCAAATGCGCCCCGCAATTCGGGCATTCCCGGTAAGGCGTTCCCATGTTGACCGCTCCTTTCTATTCTTTCTTGCGCAATTTCAGATAAATTGACCAGCCCGTGAAGTCGTTGTATTCATACTGAACCCCGTAATCTTCGTCGGTTGGTGTCCATCCGGGGTATTTCTTTTCCCAAAACTCCCGGCCCGGACGCTCCCGCGCCCATTTTTCGATCTGTCGGTGGTTGTACTTCCCGTCGTTGGTCCTGCTGTATGGCCGTTCGAGGTTGTGCGAGGAAGTCCACCGCTTCTTCCCGCCGCTCTGCTTCACAAGGTAAGTACAGAGGGCCGCAATTCCGTTTTCGTCCGATTGCAGGCGGTCAGCATTGCAAAACCCGATTCGGTCGCCCTTCTTCTGACCCTTCCGCTTCCGCTTCCTCCACAACTCTTCCACTACGTCGCGGTCCAGCCCTCCCGACATGATTATGTGGTGGTGAATGCGAACGGGTTTTTCGCTGTTCCGCTTTGTGGTGTAGGCGGTGACAAGCATATATTTCAGGGGCGGCAACCCTTCCTTCTGCCTGCGGTATTGGACCCGGCGGAGGTAGTTTGTAACTTCCCGTTCCGCTTCCTCCACCGTGGCCGGAAGGTATTTCCCGCTGTATGTAGCCGTTACGTGCAACGCCTCCGGGTCACTCCCGAAATTCAGGTTTGCCGTCTGTATGAAGTAGCGCCGGGCGTTTTTGTCATTCAGGTTCTTTTGCTTTGGCTCCGATTCCCGGACCTTCTTTGACCGCTTCCCGCGGCCCGATGATAGCTTTTGCGTGTCCGTGTAGGAAAAAATATCGACTTCCCTATACCGATCACCGCAATAGATTTTCTTTTCTCGAATAAAGCAACGCACTTTTGCTTCACCTTCTTTCTATGGGACAGTGAAGCGGGCGTGTTGTGCTTTTCCGGCCTGTGCCGTAGTCGATAGGTGCAAAGGGGGAAGAGGGTTCCTATCCTGCGCCCCCTCCCTCTTCCCCCTTTGCAATCCCCCTTCACCCTCGGCGGCGCAAAGAGAGAGAAAGAGGGAAGAGGGGTCGGAGCGGGACGGCCCTTCAAGTCTCCCTGTTTTCCTTTACTGCGTGACAAGGCTTCGCCGGAACGTTAATACCCATTACAAGCCCGCCACGCCGCGTAAAAACGGCGCTTTTTATTGACTTTTCCGCCGTTCTCTGCTATACTTGCGTTAGGTTGATAGATGATATATTTTCATCGGCGGAATCCGCTTCGTGTTGCTCTGCAAAGCACCACGGGGCGGTTTTTCTTATGCTGTTTTTACTGCGGCGGGGAGGGGGGTCAACCCTCCACCGCCTTTTTGTCTGTCTCTTCCTGCGCGATCTCTTCCGCGTCCTGTTTCGACTGGAACAAGGCGGCAACCGCCGCGCCCAGCGCGTCGCCCCACAAATAGGACGGGTAATCTTCCAGCGCGGACAAGATCGCTTCCGCGGCTTCCTGCTTCATTTCTTCATGCCGCGCGGCCTGCTCCACATCGTCCGCCCCCTCTCCGGGGATAGATACCGAAATTTCATATTTCAGATAGCAAAGCGGGCGAACGCCCCAGCGGCCGTAGTACGCATAGCGCCAGCTCAAAGCGCCGGAGGAATAGACGCCGCGGACGCCGCAAGAGTAGGACGCGTCGCACGTCCACGGGGTCAGGTTCCAGCACCACACGTCCACGGGCGGGGTGATGTCCCGATACTTCCGGCACAGCGCGTCGGACCGCAAGGCGATCTTGTCCACGGCGGTTCCGTAAGCGGTCATTCCGTCGTCGGCGGTCAGGTCGCTTTCCCAATCGAGGAACGCGGCCCGGTCTGCGCCCTCCGCAACCAGCGCGTCGAGGAACGCCCCATTCAGTTCCCGGCGCAAAGAGGATTTCCGCCAGTCGTTGCAGTTCTCTTCATCGAATGCCCGGAGAAAAACAGGCTCCGCGGCCAGACAGAGGGTTCCCGCTCCGATGTCCTCGAATTTGACCCACTCTACGCCGCCATACAGAAAGTGTGCGCCCTGCGCCAGTTCAGAAAGTTTCTTCATGGTCGTTGTCCTCCTTTTGAAATTCCTGTTTGATGTCCCTGAACCAATCCCGCACCGTCACGGAAGCTACGTAAAAGAAAACGGGGAGGAAGAGGGCGAAAACCTCGCCGCCGATTGCCTTATATCCCCGCTCCGCGAGGGCATAGGCCGCGCCCGCTCGAAACAGCAGGATTCCGGCCACGGTTAGGGCCGCGTACTTCGCCACGTTCAGCCAGAACGCCCGGCGCGCCTTTCTCTGCCTGCTCTTTCTGACCCGTCGCCGCGGTCGGGCTTGTCCCGCTCCAACCGTGATTGTGATAATCTCTTGTGTCATTGTGGGTCCTCCTTCGCCAGTTCGATTCTCTCCGGTGATACGATCACGACAGAATGGTTGTTCCGGTCCTTTAGTTCGGCCTGCACCCGCAAGCCGCGCCCGGTGTGGTTCTTCCGGTAGATCAAGGCCGAAATCCGCTGATATGTAATCCCGCAGTAAACCACGGGGCATTCCTCCATGAATGCGGTCTTTACTTCTTCATGGGTCATTTCACGTTGCCTTTCCGGGAAATCTCATATTCGGCCCCATAACGGCGGCGCTTGCACCGCCAGCAGGTAATTTTCATGTTCTTCCCGCCTCCGACGCGGGTTATTTCGTGCTTCCCGGCCTTTTTCAGTTCGAGGAAGCAGGGCAAACAGAATTTGCGCTTCACAGTTTCACCCCCTCCGGCTCCGTCGAAAGTCCCCTGCGTTCGGGCAGGTTTTCCAATGCGGCACAAAGGCAACTGGAAGTTCTGGCCGCTCTTCCTCCGGGCGGGCAATCCGCCCAACAATTACAGCGCCGTCATCCAAAACGAAACAGTCGCACCCTTCGCCCTCGATCACGAATACAGGTTCAGGGTCAACAGGCATATTCCGTCCCGCCGTGGTCTTTATCCATTCGATTTGTGCGCCACAACCGCGGCAAATGCTCATGTTTCCGCCTCCCGCTCGATCACTTCGCAATCTTCGGCGCGGATTCCCAGCGAATTCCCGCCGTGGTGGATGAAATAGACCTTTTCGTTACGTACCCCGTATGAGATTCCGCAAACATCAAAAACGCGCCCCGCGTCCACCAGCGGAATTCCCGTGTCGCGGGTGATTCGGATTTTCACGCCGTCACCCTCTTTCCCAAATCCGCTTGACTTCTCCGCAACAGTAGTCCGCGCCGTTTGTCAGCACCCAGTCTTTCAGTTCGTCCCGCTGTGTGCGCTTGCAATGCCGTTCCAGCGCGTCGAAATCGTCTTGCAGGGTGTCCGGGTTCAGGAATTTCAGATTTTGCCCCGTGCCGAATGCCAATTCAGCCGAAACCACAATGCACCCCGTCCCGTCGTAGGTGTCCGGGTGAATCCGAATGAACAGGTTCCCCAGCTTCATTTTGAAATAGCCGGGCATTGCGACTTCTTCTTTTTCAAGGCCCTTTGCTGTCCCGAATTCCTGCACCGCAACCGCGCGGGCGGTTTTCAAGGTCAGCTTCACGCCGCCGGGGTAGTCTTTTTTCTTCATTTTGCCGCCCCTCTTTCTGCGGTCAGAATTTCCGCGAGTTGTGCGCCTCTGATATGCCGGAAATCAAACAACCCGAACAGTTTTTCCCACGCGGCTTTCGGCCCGTCTGCATTGATGACGGCCCCCGTGGTTTCTCCGCTGTACCACGTGACGATTACGGAATATTTCATCATTCCGCCTCCCGCTCGAATCGGATTTTCATTTGTGCGGGGTATAGGTCAACCGTTGGCCGTCGTCTCCCGGTCCACCGCAATCCCCCGGCTTGTCCTACACACTTCCAGCCCGCGGCCCGCAGACTGGCCCCGTTTTCGCTTTCCAGAATGTAGGTCACCAGCCGTTTATACCCCATAGCGCGGGCGGCTCTCCATGCGGCGGCATATAGCATTGAACAGGCATTGCGGGTCCCATCCGTGCATAACCTGTTCACTTCCAGCGTCCACCCGTCGTCCAAATGACGGGCCACAGGTCGCCCCACAATGGCAACGCCCACAATTTTTTCACCATCAGAAAGCCCGATAGAAAACTTGTGGCCCACGGTCGGCCCGTGGTGTCTGTGGTTCTGTTCGACGAACGCGTTTGCCTCTTTTAGCGTGATCGGCACAACTTCCAGCATTAGACCGCCTCCGCCGCCACATCTTCAAGGCCCAACCACCAGCCCGGACTATTCCGTTTGTCCTCATAGGGACAAGGGCTTCCGTCGTCACAACTGACTTTCCCGCACCCGGCGCAATAGTTCCGCTGGAATTCTTCGTCCCACGGCCCTTCCAAGATCGGCAAGCCCCGCAAGAATGCGGCCAGCGTCTCCGGGTTTTTGGTGATCGCTTCAAAATTAGTCACCGCGCAAACCTCCTTGTAAATTTCCCGCCGCGGGCTTCCCCCGCCGTTTGAAACTCTCCTGAACCCGCTGTTGCGCAAGAACGGGGCTATACGCCCGCCGTTGGTTGCGGTCCAGCCCTCCGGTTTCCCCGCGCTTCAACTCGCGGTACACCGTCGCCGCTGTTACTCCCAGCCCGTCGGCTATGTCGGCCACGCGGTCGCCGTTCAGGTAGCGGGTTGAAATCTGCTTCCGGTCCTGAAAGGTTATATATCTGTACTGCCGCACCACGTTTCACCCCCGTTCTGTTTTGTTTTTTTGCGGGCGCGGCTGGATAGGGCCGCGCCCGCGCTATTTCATTCGTACACCTGATAAATCTCGCCGTTCTTCATCAGCCACGCCCGCCCCGAACAGTTAAATCGGATGAAGTTCCAGTCCGTCGCGTCATAGTACGGGGTCCCGATGATTTTTACCCGGCTCGCCTCAAACCCGAATTCTTCGCAAACCTCAATTCGCGCGGCTTCTTCGGTGATCTCTTCTGAACAGTTGTTGACTTCCCACTTCTCGCGGCCCACCTGATATGCAACGACAGCTTCCGGGCGGTTCACGCACCATCTGTAATGCGCGTACTGCATAACGTCGCTCGCTGTCAGCCGCCCCGCGTTCACATGTTCCATGACCGCCTCATAAAGCCCCGACGCGTCAACCGGCTTGCCGCGGCTCGCAACCTCCGCCGTGAACTCTTCTTCCGTCAGGGCGATTCCATGCCGCGCTTTCCACACCCGGTCATACCCGGCCTTTAGTGCTTCGCTCGTGTCGTACAGATAGCCGTTGTCCAGCACGAATTTCTCGAACGGTTGCAGGTTCTTGAAATCTGCTTCCGCTCTGATTTTTTCGGCCAGCAATTCCCCATATCCGGGAACGTCGCCCCCGTTTTCAGGAAGCCCGGCCCGCTCGTTTTCATCGTAAATCCGGCTATCCGGGTGCTTGTCGCTCCAAAACTCGACGCGCCCGCCGTCGTTCACTTCATAGAACGTCCCGTTCTCTTCCGTGGAATAGGTCTTTCGGATTACGTCGCCCTCCAATTCGGACTTTTCTTTGTACTGAACCCCGCCGATGATTTCCGCTTTCGCGGCCTCGTACTCTTCAAAAGAAACGTGCTTCATGTCGGTTCCTCCCTTGTATTTCCGGCTCTGTTTCTGACAAAAAATAAATGCGATAGAACTTGCACCCGTCGTTCGACGTGGTGTTTGTTCTTTCGCATTTAATATTACAAGGCGCGTCCGGTAGACGGCCCAAAAATTATGCTTGCAAAATTGCCGGTCTTTCGCTATAATATAAAAGCTATCCTGAAAAAGGGCGGTCTGCCGGTGTGATGGAATTGGTAGACGTAGTGGACTCAAAATCCACCGCTGGCGACAGCGTACCGGTTCGAGTCCGGTCACCGGCACCACGTCGGAGCAAGCTTTGTATCGCTTGCTCCGACTTATTTTATAAGTCAGAGCGCGCTCACGCCGCTGCTCCTCCTTTCCAACTGCGACCCGCTTTGCTGGGCTCGCAGTTG